CTGGGGATGGAACTAGACGTAAAAAAGAAGATATTCTCCCGTTTATCGAGACTCAATATCTACGAAATTGCAAAATTATTAATGATGGTGGTTATCCAAATGACTACTGCATGTTTGCAATGAGAGGTCACTTAAGTGATAGAACTCAGATAAAGACACGCCCCGTCTGGCTAGTATCCGCTTCAACAATTATCGCCGAACTACGCTATTACCAACCTTTTTATGACCAAATTTCGAATAAGGAATTTTTCAAATCTAAATGGATTACCGGACCTGGTAGTTTACCTAGATTGAACAGATATTTACGAAGACACCCACACGCAACCTTCATAAATACAGATATCTCTGGTTGGGATTCTTATAGAGCTGCTTGGTTTCATGAAAAAGTAATGAGACTTTTAGCATCGAAACTTGACATGGATGCCTTTCAACGAAAGGAATACCGTTACTGCATTCAATCAGCAATTAAAACTAAGGTTTTATTTCCAAATGGTAGAGTATATCAGAAACACGCTGGTATTATTTCTGGCACAGCTGGAACGCTACTATTTAATAGTCTGCTTAATACAATCGCTGGATTTACGATTTTACATTTGATGGAACAATGGTCTTTTGATTCCTTTGAATTTGTTAATACAATAGAAGATCCGAATTGGTTAGGGGACGACTTCGCATTTTTTACATATTTTAAATTCGATATTCAACTTTTTTCCAGACTTATGTTTAAATATTTTAACGTTGATATTAAACCGGAAAAAACGATTATTACGGATAATATTGATGACAGAAAATATTTAGGTTATCAACTAAGAAATGGTTTTTTATATAGATCGAAAAAAGAAATCATTCAAAGTTTGTTATACACAGAACGACCTTTTCCTGAAAAGTTGGGTTTTTCAATTTCATTTTCCCGTTTCTTTTCCTATTTATTATTAGGTGGAATAAATAATTATGAGGTCTTAGATTTCTTTTATATGTATATGGGTAAATATAAAGATGAAGCATCTAAGGTTGACGAAATTTATATGTCAGGAATGGATAATATTTTTAAACTTCTTAAAGATGTATGGAATGTTAAAATTCCTTCTTTTAAATTAGAAACTTTACGTAACATTAACTTAGAACTTATGAAATATGTTTTATTATATGGTTACGATTTAAAATTTTCAGATCTAATGTGGGATAGTTCTGATTAATAAAGTTTCAGTACCTTCCTGTAGAGAAAGT